AACTCCCCGAGCCACGTCGGCGGGGTCTTTGCCGGATGAAAATCTTTAATCGGTGCTTCGATTGTCATCATTTGTCTTTCCCTCTTCTCCGTGAGAAGATTGAGATGCGGAAATCCTCAAAACCGCTATCTCAACCTTCTTTTGGAGAAACTTTTATGACTGAAAAATCAGAAAAAACTAAAAAACCTGAAATATCTCTTTCTAAAACTGACCTTTATTTCTTAGCTCTTGTCTCTGCTGGTGCCGCCAAACTCGAACCTGTTGTTCCTGAGTACGACAGTGAAAACGGCATCAATCTCTATTACGTTCCGGAACTAAGAAAACTCACCAAGAACATCAAGAACCTTCGTGAGCTTTACTATCACGTGAAAGGTCTTGTGAACCAGATAGAGAATGGTGAAGATCCGTGTAAATCTTTTGATACCTAGGAAAGTCTTCGTGCGCCTGGCGAAGTGCCGCAAGCCTCGTGTTAAGTCTTTGGCGAAGTGCTTCAATGCGCTCCCAGTCGCCGGCGCACAGACCTAGGTTTGTGATTTGAACGGCTTGTTTCAAGTCGATAATGTCGTTCATAACGAACCTTGTAAGGCTTTCAATTCGCTCACAGCATCCTTTGTAGTTTCTGTATGCTTGCTTTAATTCCTCTGGACTGTCGTTGTACAGCCCAAAACTGCTGGCGTAACTGATATCAATCATTTCGAACTCCTACGCGGCGAACTCGGGAAGGGGGGCAATCCGGCTGACGTACTTGCCGGCGATGCAGTCGTAGTACGGCTGAATCGCGAGCAGGCGACGAGCCTGTGAGTTGGAGATCTTTTCTCCATTAAGGAAAGCGGAGGAAATCCAGCCGCTGTTGTAGCGACCGACAGAGAGACCGAAGACCTTCTCAATCTCCTCGTCCGAGTTGATGTACACGCGTTTGCGCCCGTACTTTTCCCAGACCGTGCATCCGATTTCAACCAGTTTCTGTTCGACGTTTTTCATTTTGGACTCCTGTTGCGCTTTATTACGCGTCATGTCTTGTTTATGTCTCGCAATATAACACAGCAAGACAGAACGAGACAGGAATAAGACACAAAAGTTTGACGTAGGTCAAAAAAAGCCCGAGACAACGCTCGGGCTATGATGGGCTAGGATAAGTTTTTTACTGTTTGGCGAAAACCATCCAGGCTTCGACGCGCGCGACTACGGCCGTCACTTCCGTTGATTTTCCTGCAAATCTCGGATTAATCGGCGTGATAAACATTTTTCCTTGGGCAATTTCCAGAACGCCAAATGTGTATATGTGACGATTTTCGTCAATGCCCACGGCAAAATCCTGCGAGGCAGACGGAGTTCGAGGGCTCTTTTCTATAGATAGGTAGGCAATGCTGCCTCTGGGCACCGTCGGCATGAGTTCGTCTGTCGGCATGACAAGCGACAGAAAGCCGAACGAGTCAGGATCTTCTTTCAGCAAATCACGCGCATGTGCGAACTTTGCGACAAGCAGACCGTGATTAAACAAATCTTCCGGTTCAATCTGTAAATCGGCTTTTCGCGCTCGGACCAGCGTCGGCGTGTTTTTTGGTGCAGGTCCGGCTACACCGGGGTCTGTGAGCCGCAAGAGGGTGTCAATCGCTTGGCCGAATGCTTCTGCATTATCGGAGTGATTCACATGCTCGATTGTGTACGGATCAATACCGAGTCGTGTCGATATGAGCATAACGGACGTTCTTCTTGGGATAGCTTCGGACTGAAGCAATCGCGTAACAGTGCTTGTATGTATGCCGAGCCTTCTTCCAAGCTCACTGGAAGACAGCCCCGACTTCTCTTTTATGTAGTTCAAATTGCTTGAAAAGGTAGACAATTTTTGGACTCCTTTCTACAGGCACGCGATAACCCTAGCGAAATTTTATCAACAAACTGTCAACACATTTGTCACATTTTTGTCTCTAACGTGAAAATATTTGTAGCGTCTCGCATCTATCTTGTGATATCATGAGACAGAAAGGAGACTTGAATGGACAAATACATTTCTGCACAAAAAATGCTTCGGAGCTTTCGCCGGCTGAAATGGTCGTACCGGCGGATTGCGCGTTTCGTGCCGCTCCCCCCACAGACGGTACTGGATATTGCCAAGGGCGGACGCATTCCTCGCGAATCAACCGAGGAAAAAATTCGCATTGCCTACAAAAAAATTTTTGAAAGCAACTAGGAGAGCGTATGAACGGTACGGATTTCTTCTTCTTTTCTGTCGGTCGGGGCGGCTCTGCCGTCTTCTACCGTTCAGCGGTAACCGCCCCGAAGACGGGAAGGAGTAATGGATAATGCGCGAATTTCATCCGATGATTTTTTCGGACTGGCTTCCGCTTGTCGAGACGATGACGGAGCATGAGCGGTCCGAGTTGCTTCTCGCTCTGCTGAGTGGAGAAGAACCAACCGATGTGCCACTGTGGCCATTTTTCAAGCAACAAATTGAAAAGCAGCGGCAACATTTGCTCGAAAAGAGCGAGAAAGCCAAGCAAAGCGCCAAAAAAAGGTGGGGCGAATGCGAACGCACACAGAAGGATGCGAACGCATGCAACGGGATGCGAACGCATGCGAATGATGCGAACGAATGCTTAACCGAACCGAACCATACCGTATCTAATCTAATCAATAAAAAAGAAATAGATAAAGAAAAACCGCATCCATCGCCTTCGGCTCAGGACGCTTCTGTCTCTACGCCTCCGGCGAAGAAAGCAAAAAGGACTTCCGTTTGCAAACCTGCAGATGTGCCTGAGAACTTGTGGTGCGATTGGATCGCTCTACGTAAGCAAAAGCGTTTGCCTCTAACAGCTCAGGCTCTTGCGCTTGTGCAGGCTGAAGCAACCAAAGCGGGGAAAACCCTTGCAGAGGTTCTTCAGATTTGTCTACAGAACTCGTGGGCAGGCTTCAGAGCTAATTGGCTTACAGACGCTACTAACAACCAACAGTCTGAACGTCCTTTCTACACACCAGCGCACGACTGGGAGGAAGAAAGAAAGGAGCACGTCGCTCACGCCGAGGCCTTGATGAGGGCCGCTTTAGGAGGCAAGGCATGAGGCTCGAAGACATCCCGAATGCTTTAGTGCCCAAAGTGGACGCAATGTTCACGGAAAGTTTTGCGATTCGTCACGTTGTCTTCGCGGATGAAGAACATCCGGAGTGGGAGGTTTACAGAACCTTCCGCGATGACTTCGTGTACGACTTGACGCAACGGTTTGATTGGAAAGGCATTCGCCAGTGGGCTGAGTGCAAAGACGTCTTCGTTGATTTCTTTGGGCAGAAATATCGGCGCTATGCCGTCGCATGCGCTCGGCACTTGATTTCCAAGGACTACAGACCCGCAACGCTCCATGTGCGCGACATGGATGCGCTTCGCTTTTCTGTCGCGCGCTTTGACGGACAAGAAAAAATCCTTATGGACGACCTGAAAATTTTCACACTGGAGGACGGTCGTGTTGTTACCTGCTGAAAACTTCGAGAAACTCTGGGAGGAGTTTCATGCTGAAGCGGAGATTCGTCCGGCTTCTGATTACGACATGGAAGTCGGGGCGATTCGAGACGGTCTTGTAAAAGGCTTTTCATTGCCCATTCTTGGTAAACGAGATTTCCAAATTCGAACAGGGGAACTGACGATTGTTGCCGGACAATCAGGCCACGGCAAGAGCCTCATCACAGGTCAAATCGCGCTTGAGTTTGCGAATGCACACGTCAAGTCCTGCATCATGTCCTTCGAAATGACGCCTGCTAGAACGCTCGATCGCATGATTTCTCAGTGTGTCGGAAAGACTGCGGATACGGATACGGCTATCGATGCTTTGCAAACAATTGGCAAAGAAATTTACGTACTGGACAAAGTCGGAAGCGTCAAGCCGTCTTTTGTCTACGGGGCAATCATCAGTGCCGCGCGCGATTACAACTGCAAGCAGATTTTCGTCGACAACCTGATGAAATGTTGCGACGAATTCGGCGATGCCGGCATGAACGGCACGAAGAATTTCATCGCAACGCTTTGCGAGCTAGCCAAGGCTCTGAAGTGCCACATTTGGCTCGTCCATCACGTCAGAAAGTCCGAGAAAACAACGGACACAATCGACAAATACTCGATTCGTGGTGCGGCGGTCGTGACCGACCAGGCCGACAACATCGTTTTGCTTCAGCGCAATCAGGCAAAAGAGCAGAAGTTTGAAGAAAAAGGCTTCGATTTACAGACTGACAACGACGAGCCTGACGCTGTTTTGACCATCGCCAAACAACGCAACGGCTCGTGGCAGGGGAAAGTGCCCTTGTGGTTTAACGCGGACTTTCTTGAGTATTGCGCAGAGCCAAACCGTCCGCACGCTTGCTTCAAACCAGTTCGCATTTTTAACAACAAAGGAGAAAACCAATGACAGACGTTCGAATCGTATTGATGGAAGTTCAAAAGGAGTACGCGGAACTCGCGCTTAAAACCGAGAAGCTTCGGCAGTTTCTAGTCGCTTACGACGCAGCGGTAAAAGCCACAAAGCGCTCTGAGAGGTCGCTTTCAAAAGACGGCTGGCGATTCGACGGAGTGACTTTGTCCCACCGCTGCATCCTCGTCCAGCAGTACGGGGCGATGGATATGTACAAGGAATCGCTCGCCGCTCGTCTTTTGGCTATGTCCAGAGAAATCAATGCCCGTGCCAAGAAAAAGGCCAAGAAATGACCACGAAAGGGATGCTCAAACGGGCCAAGGAGGCCTTCCGACAGGGACAAGCCGACGTTAAGCGCCGTGTGCTTCTCGCGGAAGGCATCCGTCCGTACGCGAAAAACAAGGGCCTCGCAATGGCGTATCGGCAGGGCTACGCCAAGACGGTGAAAGAAATCGCAGACGAAGCGCGTCAAGAAAAGAGAAAAAGGGGGAGATATGAATTTTGAGGACGATCCGAGAGTCAAGGTTTTGGCCGACAAGTACGGCCTTGATCACCAGCTCGGAAAAGCAATCGAGGAGTGCGAGGAGCTCGAGGGAGCAATCATCCAGCACAGGCTTGAGACAACCACCGACAGCAAATGGTCAGTTGTCTGCGAGGCAGCAGACGTAATCTTCGTCATCAGGCAGATTTTGTACAAACTCAATGTTCGCCCGGAGACAATCGACGCAATCATCAGTTACAAGTACGAGCGCCAAAAGGCTCGCATTTCCGACGGAGTAGAGGGTCATGATTGACGAAAGCTATGCCTTCAAGGTCGATATGAGCATCCCGATTCAGGCCGTGGGCAAAGCCCGCCCTCGCGTGTGCCGAAACGGTCACGTGTACACGCCGAAGAAGACGGCCGTTGCCGAGGAGGCAATTCGGGCCATCGGGAAGGTTGAGATGGAAGGACTGCCCCCGTACAAAAAAGGCTTGTGCGCTTCCATTGATTTTATCTTTGAACCGCCGAGGTCGTGGAGCAAGAAAAAGCGCGAGGTGGCGATGATGCGAGGCGATTTTGTCTTAACAAAGCCTGACATCGACAACGCTCTCAAAACCGTGTTGGACGCACTCAACGGCGTTGTTTACGAGGACGACAAGCAGGTTGCTGACGTGCAGATGCAAAAGCATTACGGACGAGAAAACGCAATCCGAATCAGCTTTTGGAGCGAGTACGATGGCGATTGATGTCCGGCACAACCTACTGCCTCAGTGGGCTCAGGACCTGCTACGAAAAGCGGCAGCGGTCGAGCCGACGGAGACAGAGCCGAGAGCGCGAGATATGGCTGTAGAGCGTGCCACACACGAAATTCGATTGCGTTTGCCAGGACATTTCAAACCGGAGAGAGCCAATGATCGAGCGCAACGAGCACAACCAGCCCGTTGGTCAGTCGCACCACTGGGCACGATGGACCGACGCCGAGGTGCGTTGGATTTTGGAGTTGCATGCGGACGGGATGAGCTACCGCAAAATCTCGGCAAAGCTTGAGATTCCGGTCTCGACGGTCGCTGCGATTTGCCGAGGTGACATACGTCCGCAAACAAATCTTTGGAGGGAAAAGTAAATGGCGAAAAGGATGGGCGCGCCTCAAAATATGCGCCCGGTTAAAACCAAAGAGGAAGCAAAAGAGCGAGGGAGGAACGGAGGAATCGCTTCGGGAATCGCCCGGAGAGAGAAGAAAATCCTCACCGAAATTATTTTGCATAAGCTCGCAGAGCGTAGCGAGAGCGGGCAGACGCGTGGCGAGGACATCATTGACGCGATGCTAGTTCAGGCCCAAAAGGGCAACGTAAAAGCGTTCACGGCGCTTTCCGACCGAGCCGAGGGAAAACCGATTCAGCAGGTGCAGGTCGAGGGCAATGTTGCAGTTGCCCAGGCACTGCTCGCAGCGAGGAAGCGGACCGATGGCGAGTGACACGGACATTGAACTCGCGAAATTTATCGCGCAGTTTTACGACAATCCGTTAGGGTTCGTGATTGCCGCCTATCCGTGGGATACTGATGAGAGCATTCAGCTCGTCAAACTCCCTGAGCCGTGGGCGAGTCGCTACCCGCACTGCAAATTCGGACCTGATAAGTGGGCGTGCGAGTTGCTCGATGAAATCGGCAGGCAGGTAAAAGCGAACCGATTCGATGGCCACAATCCGGTCAAGCCTATTCGCATTGCAGTCAGTAGCGGCCACGGGATTGGTAAATCTTTTCTGACCGCATGCATCATCGACTGGATCATGTCTACACGCCCATACGCAAAGGGCACGGTCACGGCCACAACGAACGGACAGCTCGCTACGCGCACATGGGCGCAAATCAAGTCGTGGACGAGCAAGTGCCTCACGGCAGATTGGTTTCAACTCAAAGCCGGGCGTGGCTCGATGACGTTTGAGAGCAAGGAAGCACCGAGCGACTGGTTCGCCTCGGCGCAGTCGTGTCGTAAGGAAAACTCGGAAGCTTTCGCCGGTCAGCACGCCGCGAACTCAACGTCTTTTTACATTTTCGACGAAGGCTCAGGCATTGACGCCAAAATCTACGAAGTGGCAGAAGGCGGCCTCACTGACGGCGAGCCGATGATTTTTGTTTTCGGCAACCCGACCAGAAACAGCGGTCCGTTCTACGATATTTTTCACAAACAGCGCGATTTATGGACCACGTTCAAGGTCGATTCGCGCGAGGCTCAAATCACAAACAAAGCATCAATCGCTGAGTGGGAAAGGCTTTACGGCGAGGATTCGGACTTCTTTCGCGTCCGTGTGCGAGGGGAATTCCCCAACGCGTCGAGCTGTCAGCTCATCAGCCAGGACATTGTCGAGCAGGCGATGGCTCGCCGGCCTGAGGAGTTCCATCCGGGCATGCGACCGATCGCTCTTGTCGGCGTAGACCTTGCCGCCATGGGCGATGACAAAACGGCCATCTGCACGCGAGTCGGGAACGAGGTTTTTGACATCAAGGTGCTGACAAAAACTGACATCGAGCACGTGTGCGCCGTGCTCAAAGATCACATCGACTGGCTCTACAAAAACTTCGGTTTTGAGCGCGTATACGTTTTTATGGATCGGGGCGGAATCGGGCAGGGGCACGTCGAGCGCATGCAGTACGCTGGCTACAACGTGCACGGCATTAATTTCGCGCAAAAACCTGACAGGCCCGAGGAGTACAAGAACAAGCGTAGCGAAATGTGGGGACGCATGCGCGACTGGCTACGCGATGAGGATGCTGTCCTGCCTGATGACGACGATCTCAAATATGACCTGACAGCGCCCGAGTATTTCTACGACAACGGCAACCTCCTACAGATCGAAAGCAAAGCTGACATGAAAAAGCGTGGAATCCCATCGCCGGACAAGGGCGACGCGCTTGCCCTGACATTCGCTAAGAAAGTTTTCCAACCCTCCGACAGCGTGCTTCTTCACCAGAATCGCGCCGCCGAACTCACAAAACGCTCGCGCCTTATCCGTCGGTAGTGCAGTTGTCTGCTTCTCTTTGGAGAATCCTTTGACCCAAGGAGGAGCGTTTATGCAATTTAGGAAAATGACATGTGAGCAGATGCTCGCCAATCCGCTTTACGAGGGCCTTTGGCATGAGTATCGAGATGAGGCGGCATACACAGCCGAACGGCTTGAGCCTGATTTTCAGCACTACCAAGCGCTTGAGTACACGGGGAATTTTGATATCACTGGCGTGTTCGATGATGACGGAAATCTCATCGGCTTTTTCACGCTGATTCTTTCGAAGCTCCCGCATTTCAAAGCGCAGTTGCTGGCATCGACCGAGACGCTTTTCTTATCCAAGCGTGCCCGAAAAGGGAGCGCAGGCGTGAAACTAATCATGCGCGTGCAAGAGCGAGCAAAAGAACTCGGGGCGTCGTCACTTCTCATTGGCACGCAGGCCGGAACTCGTGGCGACAAACTTTGTGAGGCACTGGGCTTTGTGCGTCAGAACGTTGTTTGGGCGACAAGACTATGACAGAGCAGCTTGCTGTTTACAAGACTTCGGACTTGATTCCGAGTTGCACAGCGAAAGAACTTGCAACGATGCGAGAAGTCAACGATGCGATTCGCTCTTGTCCGCAGGTTGATGTTCCTACGGACCACTTTATCCATGCCGGGTGCTACGCCAGAACGTGTGTTGTGAAAGCCGGTGTTCTGATGGGGGCGGTTGAGATTGTCGTTTCGACGGTCCTAATCGTTTCCGGGCATTGTGAGATTTACAACGGCGGCAAGAAAGCGGTCGTAAACGGGTATGTGGTTCTGCGTGGTGCGCCTCACAGACAGGTTGCAGTCAGGGCCTATACGGACACATACATGACCATGATTTACGCAACCGACAAGACGAATCCTGACGATTGTGAATTCGAGTTTACAAACCAAACAGACGAACTCATTACAAGGAGAAAACAATGAGTGGTGGAGCAACAGCGGCCGCATGGGCTGCAGCAGCTGCCGTAGCAGTCGGAACTGCTGCCAGCATTTACAACGAAGACCGGACTCGCAAACGCCAGCATCAGGCAGCAGACAAGCAGGAAAAGGCAGCGAAGCGTCAGCTTGCAGCCGAATCCGAAGCGCAGAATCGGGCTAACGCTCGCAATGCCGACATCGAAGGCTTGCTTGATGCAGGCGATAACTCAGGCGCATTGGGCGGAGGCACGACGAATCTGACGGGCGCTGGCGGCGCATCCGTGGACAAGAACCTTCTGGGCAAAGGCTCGAAGTTAGGAGCGTAAGAGATGCGAGCGAGGGCTTCTGAGTTACGGAAGCGCTTGGCGCAACTCAAAGCCGAGCGCTCTCCACTAGAACCGATGTACCGCAAGCTACAGCGCTACATCCTTCCCGAGACCGGGCGATTCGAACAGCCTCGTAACGAGGATTCCGAATCGGGCTACGAGTACATCTACGATGCGACGGCAACGGATGCAATTGACGTTTTAGGCGCGGGCATGCTCGGAGGGATGACAAGCCCTGCGCGTCCGTGGTTCAGGCTTACAACGCGATCACCTGAGCTCGACGAAAACGGCAATGTCAAGCGCTGGCTTGCCGACGTTCAGCGCGAGATGTTGATGGTCTTTGCCAAGAGCAATGTGTATCAGGCCCTGAACAACGCTTATCTAGAGCTCGCGTGCTACGGCACAGCCTGCTTGGTTGCTCTTCCTTCCGACCGACACGTGATTCATCTGCACGAAATGACGATGGGCGATTACTGGATTGAGGAGGATGCAGAGCATCGCGTCAATACCGTCTATCGCCAAATTCTCATGACAGCCGAGCAGATGGTCGACACGTTCGGCAAAGAGGCCGTAAGCAAGCGTGTGCTTAAAGCATACGCAAACCCGGCTACGTGCTTTCAGACATTTACGGTGATTCAGGCGATTGAACCGCGCCCTGAGTACGACCGCACGAAGAAAGACAAGCTCAACATGCCGTATCGCTCGGTCTACTTCGAAGAGGTCGAGGGCACGTACTCGAACTCGGTCGATGCGGACAGCGTGGCGACGCCCGGCAAGGACCGAATCCTCAGAGAGGAAGGATTTAAGAGTTTCCCGTGCCTCGTGCCTCGGTGGACAGCCAGCAAACGCTCTCCCTATGGGCGGTCTCCGGGCATGAAGGCGCTCGGGGTTGTGATGGCTCTGCAGGAGGAGACGGCGATTAAGGACCGCTCTGTGGATTACACGGTCAATCCGCCTGTTTTAGTGCCTGAGGAGTACGAGAGCAAACCGCTTGACTTCGGTCCCGGAGGCGTGAGTTACTGCAATCTTTCTCTTGCCCAGCAAGTCAAAACCGCGTGGGACGTGAAATTGGATTTGAGCGCCGTGAGCGCCGACATCCAAGACAAGCGCCAGAGCATCAACAACTATTTTTACAAAGATCTTTTCATGATGCTCGCGCAGACCGCTCGCTACGGTCGCACAGCCTACGAGGTGGAAAAGCTCGACAAAGAGAAGATGCTGATTATGGGACCGGTGCTTGAGCGTTTGCACCTTGAATTGCTTGACCCACTAATCGCAACGACTCTCCAATGCATGGAGCGGTTTGGCTTAATTCCCGAAATTCCAGACGAGCTCAAAGCCGAGGATGTCGACATTTTCGGAGAGCGGAAGTACGTCGATGCCCAGGGCATTGCGTACAGCGAACAGAGCGAAGAGAAAGCCGTCAGCGAGCAAATCAACATTGAGTACGTTTCGATTCTCGCCCAGGCACAGCGTGCGGCCGGCGTGGATGCTATGTCCACCTACGTGCAGTCGCTCGCGGGTGCGTCGCAGGTTTGGCCCAACGCAGTGGATATGTTGGACGTTGACAAGTGGTGTCGCACGCTCGCAGACCAACTGGGTGTTGATCCTGAACTCATCCCCTCGCAGGAAGAGGCAGATGCAGCTCGCGAACAGAGAGCGCAGCAGATGCAACAGGCTCAGCAACTTGATTCGATGCAGAAAATGGCATCAGCCGCAAAAGACATTCCGCAGGTCACGCAAGACCAAATCATGTCGGGAATGACTCAGTACGCAGGCTGATGTGTGCAGTTGTCACTTTGAGCGAATGAAATGATTGCAAACATGAAAACAACCACGACGCGCGAAGACGCAAGAAAGAAGCAGGAAAAGGCCGCTCTTATCGAAAAAAACGACTGGGAGTGGCTCACATCGGATGAGCGAGGCTTGCGAGTCTTGCATCGCGTGATGACGGTGTGCGGAGTCTTTCGCTCGGGCTTTAACCCGAACGCTTTGACCATGTCCTTCAGCGAAGGGCAACGCAACATCGGACTGTTTTTGTGGGATCGTATGGCGCGCTATGTGCCTGAGACGATTCCCGAACTTTTGAAAATGAGGGAAAAAGATGTCTGACGGCATTAACACGGAACAAACAACAAACGTCCCCGTGGCAACTCCCCAAACAGGAGCTGCACCTGCTACGCAAACGCCTGCAACAGAGTCTGCACCGCAGACCGAATCGCAGACGCAAGCGACTCCCCCGGCGCAAGAAGCGCCGAAGCAGGAAGGTCAAGAGCCTAACAGCGACACGAAAGTGAGCTTGCTCGACGAAGGCGACAAAGAGCCGAAAGAAGGCGAACCCAAGGAAGGCGAAGAGCCGTCCGTGCTGGGTGCGCCCGAGGAAGGCTATCAGTTTGAGGGCTACGACCCTGCGAACGCCGGCATTCAGGCGTTTAGCAAGGTCGCTCAGGAGCTGAATCTGTCGCAAGAGTCTGCAAACAAAATCATGAGCCAGTCGCTTGCCGGCTTGAAAGAGTCCCAGGAAAAGGATCGCGCTGATTGTGTGCGCCGGTCGCTTGAAGACAAGGAATTGGGCTTGAGCGACCCTGCAAATGTTCAGCAGGTCAGGGCAACGTTTGCGAAGTATTTCGGCGATAAGCCTCAGTTGCGTGCGAAGTTGCGCGCAATCAATTTGGACGTAGACCCTGATTTTATCGGCGTTTTCAAGCGCATCGGTAGCGAGCTTTCCGAAGGCACGTTTGTTGAAGGACAGAGACAGGCTACGGCAGACCAGAACGACTACCGCGCCCTGTATCCGAACACGAAAATGAACCGATAATAGGAGGAAAAAATGTCTGAAGGTATCGGTACTTTACTTGACATCAGCAAACTTTCGACTGATGTCCCTGCCAAGGTGGTGCAGACAATCGTTGACTGCATGCCCTTGTTTGACCAAATGGCGTTTGTGCCGGCTAATAACGGCATGAACAACAAAACCCTTGTCGTGACCGACTATCCTGAAGGTCAGCTCCGCGGCTTTAACGAAGGCGTCAAGCCCGAAAAAGCCGGCGGCATGACGGTCACGGATTCGACCTGCATGCTCTCGACCTACTCGCAGATTGATGCGAAGCTCTTGCAGCTCAACAAAAACTCTGCCGAGTGGCGCTACAACCAGGAACAGGCGTTCCAGGTGGGCATCGCGCATAACGTCGCCAAGATGATTTTCCAAGGCTCTTTAAAGAAAGACCCGAAGGCTTTTGATGGAATCTTGACGCGCTATGCTAAAAAATCCGACAAGGATGTGTTTTTGGATGCCGGCGGTACATCCTCCGCCACGAAGGGCTTAGGCGACATCCTTATCGTGAACTGGGGCGCAGCCACAATTCACGGCATTTATCCTGAAGGCGGCGTTGCCGGCTTAGTGCGCACGGACCGTGGCGAGCAGGACTGCTACGACAAGAACAACCGTCGCTTCCGTGGCGTTGTAACCGACTACGACTGGACGCTCGGTCTAGCTGTTGAGGACCGTCGTCAGGTTGTCCGTGTCGGCAACATCGACATCGGCGCATGCGTGGCAGACGCCAAGACGGGCTCGGACCTTGTTGATATTTTGATTGACGCGGTCGAAATGTTCCCGACAACCGTCGGCGCAGGTTGTGCCATTTACATGAACAAAGCTTTGCGCACGATGCTCCGCAAGCAAATCGGCCATCGCGAAAACGTCAACCTGCAGTGGGAAACCGTCGCAGGTCGTAAGGTCGTCACGTACGACGGCATTCCGGTCCACAAGCTGCCCGAAAGCATCCTGCCGACCTACTCTACGCCGATTTCCTAATCGGTCAGAAGGAGACGAAAATGGCTATCTTTGACAATGAACTGATGTTCTCGGAAGCCCAAGCCGTTACTGCTACCGGCGCTTCTACGAACGTAATCGATTGTGGTCAGGACCTTCTGACCACGGGTCTTAACGGCGCAATGGAGTTGTTTGTGCTGTGTGTCCCCGTTGTGGACTTTACAGGCACAGGCTCGGTTCAGATTGCGCTTGAGCATTGCGACACGAAGGCAGGCACATACGCGGCTTTGACGGCGTTGCCCGACACGGCTGCGACTGCCTTGAAGCGTGTGCTAATCCGGTTGCCCCTGGAACATAAGCGCTTCTTGCGCTTGAAGTACACGGTCACCGGCACTGTTGCCGACGGCAAGTTCACGGCAGGAATTACTCGGAGCGTTGACCTTCAGCAGGTCTACAAGGCTGAAGATTACGGATTCGACGATTAATCGCCTTCCGCGATTGGATTCCAGAAAAGACGAACTCGGGGGCGCAATGCCCCCGTTTTTTTAGGAGCTAACCATGGCTACACCGGTTGACATCTGCAACGCGGCCTTGAGCATCCTCGGTAACCCGGGCGACATCGTGAGCATTTCCCCTGTTGAGGGAGGACGGTTCGCCGAACGTTGCGCACGCGAGTATCCGATTTGTCGCAACACCGTTTTGGAGTCGTACGACTGGAGCTTTGCCAGCCGTCGCACGGCACTATCCCTTCTTTACAAAGACTATCACGGCTGGGGCTTTGCGTACGCCAAGCCTGCAGACGCGGTGAGCATTACGTCAATCATCGAAGAGGGCGACAGGTACTACGAGAACCCGAACGACTTTATTTTGGAGACCGACCCGAATACGGGCAACGAGTTGATTCTGACGGATGTGGAGAAAGCGTACTGCCGTTATCAGTTCTACTGCTCGAACTCGAACAGGTACACGGAAAAATTCTGCCAGGCGGTGACATTGCTCCTCGCTACGCGTTTAGCCGGCGACATCATCAAAGGCACATCGGGAATGAAGGTCGCTGAGAGCCTGACGAAGCAGTACAGCGTTGCGCTTGTCGAGGCCAAGCACTACGACATGAAGCAGCGCAGACGAGAGCGAGATATTCAGTCCACGTGGAACAAAAAAGCCGGACGGAGGATCTAATGACAGTCGTAACGCAAAAGAATTTTTCGGGCGGAATCATGAGCCCGATGATGCTGGGGCGCTCGGACGACAGCAAGTATCAGTCGGGTCTAAAGGAATGCGAAAACTTCATTTGCCTACCGACCGGGGCCGTTCAGAATCGTCCCGGATTTGAGTACGTACGCGAATGTAAGTACGCAGACAAACCGGTGCGTCTCGTGCGATTTACCTTTTCGCGCGACCAGACGATGGTCCTTGAATTCGGTGACAAGTACGTGCGCTTTCACACGCAAGGAGCGACACTCCTGAATGACGATGGTACGCCCTATGAGATTGTGAGTCAGTATTCGAGCGCTGACGTGATGGAACTGCAGTTTGTGCAGAGCGCTGACGTGATGGCAATTGTTCACCACAATTACCCTCCGACAGAGCTACGTCGTTACTCAGTGCGCGACTGGCGATTTAACACAATCAACTTCAACAACGCGCTCTCCGCGCCAACAAACGTGACTGCTGTCAAGGCATCCGCGGCCGAGAACGAAATAAACGCCGACAAGTACACATTTCGGTACTGCGTCACGGCCTTGAACAAGGACCGCACCGAGCAGTCCGTGCGTAGTGCCATCGCAGCGTGCCAGGCCAACATTTACAACAACGGCACGACAATCAAAATCTCGTGGTCCGCTGTGTCAGGTGCGAGTTTTTATCGCGTCTATCGGGACGTAGGCGGCATCTTTTCCTACATCGGAGAGACAGACGACCTATCGATCATTGACAACAACATTGCCCCCGACAGCGACTACACGCCCCCGAGATTCGACTATCCGTTCTCGGAAGCCAAGGGCATCGCGTCCGTGACTGTGACGGCAGGTGGTAGCGGCTATTCAAATGTTGAAAACGGTGTTGCAACGACGAACGTTTGGCTTTCCGACACACAAAGCTCTTCCATCGGAAAGCCGCTTTTAAATATCTACGATGAGAAAAACCTGGGGTCCGGTGCAAAAGGCACGCTGGTTTATTCTCAAAGCTCTAGGGAACGGCAGGAATGGGATGATTCCGGCGACAGTGGCGGTTACGTTACGTATTGGGAATACACACTGACGATTACTCAAGTGACAATCACCGAGCCGGGCAACGGCTACATCAAGCCGAAAGCGGAACTCCTGATTCCGGTCAAGTCTATGACTGACAAATTTTTTTCATGGTTAACCGGGAAGGAAAAAGAGACTTGGAAAAAAGTAGGGAAGATTTACTACAGACGCAAGGTCGTCGACCTCAATAGCGTCACATCTGCGCCAAAGGCATGGGTAACAGACAGCACAGGATCCGGCGCAGAACTTAAAGTATCTGTCGTAAACGGCTCGATCTCTGCCATTGAGGTTGTGAGTCACGGCGCAGGCTACTCAAGCCCGACGGTTCACATTTCCGCACCTGTCGGCTCAGGCGCAACGGCAACGGCTACGGTCAATCCCTCGCCGGACTATCCGCAGTGTATAGCCTACTTTGAGCAACGGCGTGTGTTTGCCGCGACCCCGAACCAACCGCAGGCCATTTGGATGACAAAGACCGGAACGGAATCGGACCTGTCGTATCGTATTCCGATTCGGGATGACGACAGAATCTCCTTCAAGATTGCCTCGCGTGAAAGGCATGAGATTCGGCACATTGTTCCGCTCAATCGCTTACTTATCCTTACCGAAGCAGGCGAATGGGTTGTGGCATCCGTGAACTCTGATGCGATTACTCCGACGTCAGTGCAGTTAAAGAGCCAGTCATTTATCGGCGCGAACATGGTCGAACCGCAGATTGTCAACAATTCCGTGCTTTACTGCGCGAGCCGTGGAGGACATGTGCGAGAGCTCGGGTACAACTATCAGGCAGGCGGATACATCACGGGTGATTTGTCACTACGCTGTGCGCACCTGTTTGACTACTACAGCGTGATGGACTCTGCGCTCTCTCGCGCTCCGTACCCGATTGCGTGGTTTGTTTCCTCATCGGGTGCGCTTTTGGGATTGACCTACGTGCCCGACCAGCAAATCGGAGCGTGGCACGAACACACAACGGACGGGCGCTTCGAGTCGGTTACGAGCGTAGCCGAGGGTGACATTGACGCTGTGTACTGCGTCATTTCGCGCACAATCAACGGTACGACCAAACGCTTTATCGAACGCATGCACGACAGGCAGATAAAGGACATTTCCGACTCGTTTTTTGTGGACTGCGGAGGCAAGTACGAGGGCGAGCCGACAAACACAATCACAGGGCTTTCGTGGCTTGAGGGCAAGACCGTCAACATCCTGGCTGACGGTGCTGAGATGCCTTCGCAGAAAGTCACGGACGGCAAAATTACCCTGAGCGTCAAAGCAAGAAAAGTTATCGTGGGCTTGCCTATCAATGCACGGATTACAACGCTTCCTGCCATTGTCCCGATGAAAGACGGCTCGGACGCAGGCTCTCGGCCGAAGAACGTCAACAGCGTGTTCCTGCGTATCTATCGCTCGTCGGGCATTTATGCCGGTCCCGAAGACGGCGAGATTGTGGAGTACAAGCAGCGCACAACAGAAACGCCCGGCAGTCCGCCTCGGCTTCTCACAGGCGGTATCTCCGTGGACATTGTGCCCGAATGGAATGACACCGGCTCGGTCACGATTGAGCAGCAAGCACCATTGCCTCTCACGATTCTTTCCGTGGCCTCTGACATGGAACTCGGCGGTTAGTGCAGTTGTCATCCTCGCTGTGGTGTTGAATCAGTGCATCACAGCGAGGTAGCTATGGCATACGACTTACCGAAAGGCTGGGGCGACCTAACTCTGCCCGACTTTTCCGCAATGGAAACAATCACGCCCAAATACTCAGCCGAAGGCACAGGCGCATCCTCCGGGCTTTCGTCCGTGCAGACTGCCGGTCTTTGGGGCACGGCGATTCAGGCTCTCGGGCAGGCATGGGTTGGCTTCAGCCAAGCCAAGCGCATGAACGACTGGTACGACTCGATGGAGCGCATCGCCGAAATCAACCGACAGAGAGCTTCGTTGCAGGCAAATGCCGCGCTCATGGCATCGAACCGCAACATTTCCAAAATCACAGGTCAGTACGGCGCACTCAAGAGCAAGCAGACGGTCGGTATGGCCGCCAACGGCATTGCCTTGGGATTCGGCAACAGCAAGGAAATTCTTGCCACTACGGACCTATACAAGCAGATGGATGCCAATACGGCATACGCCAACGGCCTGAATGCTGCGCTCGGCTATATGAGCAAGGCGACGGCTCAGTACCAAGCGTCCGTCGCGGCGCAAGCATCTAAGGGCGATGCCTCGTTTGTCGGCACGCTCGGTGCGCTCGGAGCAATCGAGAAGACGCTCGGATACTACATAGACAAAAGCTATGACGGCTTCGGGCCGGGCACAGACAAGACCACACTGAATGGAGAACGGTAATGGCAATCGTACCGATGCCTGACGGTCCGAAGGTATCTCCGACCGTCCAGCAGGCAGACAACATTTCGCTCATTGCGCCCAAAGAAAACCAAGCCGAGAATGCCGCGCTTGCCGATTACGGTAAGGCCACTTCGTACCTATCGAAGGCTGTTGACAATGCCTACGAGCGCTTTAGCAAGGCAAAAGCCGACGAGGCTTTTAACAACATTCAGATTGCAACCGAAGACATTCTCAGAGGTCAAAACGGCGCACTGCTCAAGCAGGGGAGTGAATGCCTTTCGGGAGACAAGCCCTTTGTAGACGACTACATGGGGCAGATTAAGAAGGTCGTTGCCGACAGTGCTCAGGGATTAGACCCCTATCAGAAGCGCATCCTGCAACGCCGTGTCGGCAATTTCATGGAAAATCGCCATGCGGAACTCACTCGCCATCAAATCAAGGAAGCGCAGGCATTTGAGGTGACGGTCAACAAGACGAAAGCCGAAATTGCAGGACGCAACATCGCAATCGATCCTGCGAACATCGAAAGCGTCAAGCGCAATCGTCAGGACATCGCCGAAGCAATCTATGCCATGAATCCCGGCGCACCGAAAGAGGCTCTGGACAAAGCGATTAGCGATGCTGTGAGCAAGTCGCTCGTGACCGGCATTGAGGCATTTATTGCCAACGGAGACCCGGGAAGAGCGCAGGCTCTTTTTGCGCACTACAAGGGCAAGGGCATTACCGCTTTTGACGCGCTCTCGCTACAGCCCAAAATCAGGGATGCGCTAAAGAAGAAAGAAAAGGAAGCGCAGACTGACACGGCTATTGCCAAACTGAGACTGTCCTTAACGCCCAGAGGCGTTGCATCGACTACGCTCGTTGCAGGTGACGGACAGCCGTTTAGCGAGCAAAAATTCAACAAGGCAGCCGAGCAAGTGACCGCTGTCGGAAAACCCGAATGGGTTGCACAGGCATACCTGCTCGGCGAGGAGAAAACGCAAAAGATTCTGGCCGATTGGAAAAAGGAGGGCGATGAGATTGTCAGGCGCATCCGGGAGGCAAAGCCGGGGAGTAAGGAGCGCGCAGAAGCCAAAGCGGAAATGAGCAAGTTTGTAGACATGAATCCGTTTGATAGCTCGCTCTCGCCGACACAGTCAGCGGCTCTGAACAACTACAACAGCAAGACCAAACTGATCAATTCGGGCGACAAGGACATTATCCGCGAGCAGATGCTTTTTGCAGACCCAGACATTGAGCTTGATGTGCTTTCTAAGGCAGTGAATCAGGAGTTTGTGGAGCGGCAGAAAGGCATTCGTATCGGAAAGATGCAGGCTTCGCAACAGGCAAGTGAAGTGTTTGCCCAACTGACGCAGGGCATCCGATTTAAAGACATTCCCGACACGAGAAAAGACAAACTCTCTCGTAAACAACTGGACGGCTTGCGCGAGTACGACAGACGCAAAGCGCTCAATAGTTTCACGACCGACACGAACCTTTTTTGCCGGTATCGGTACAACATCGAGGCGCTCCGAGCTTTGGAATGGCCTGACCTTTACGCCATGGCAGGACGATTCAAGGAAGAGGATTTCAATAAGCTCGTAGCGCAAAAGCAAAGCCTTGAAAGGGGTAACTACAAGGAAGACACAAAAGGGATTCAGGCGGCCGTCAAGGACTCGCTCATCCGCCTCGGTTTTTCTGACACAAGCCCGGGCTCGAAGCCGATGTACAGCCGAGCTTTCAGGGTTATCACCGAACACATTACAGACCGAGTGAATCTCGATGAAGGCAAGGGATGGGATACGGAAAGAATCCGAACAGAGGTCGCTAAGTACGCAGCTCTCAAATTCACAAGACCAACATTCATGTATTGGGGGACGAGCAAAGCGAATGTCGGCGAATTGTTCACAAACAAGGGTGCGCTTGAGAACGCATTCGGCGGCGACGACAGCCTGAAAAAAATCCTGAACGCAGGGCTGATTAGCACAGGCTACCCCGAACCGAACCAACTTGATCGCAACGAGCTCGTGCTGGACTTCATTCTTGACGAAGACAAGGTGTTGCCAGGCGAGGCAGCGATGGTTAACGCCATTCCGCCATCAGAGCTGAGGAAAATCCTTCAAGAGAGTCCGAATGCGGACGATCACACAATCATTCGTGCAGCCCTTAGAGCGAGACTTGTTACACGAGGCAAAAAATGACAGACTACGAAAAAATCTTTCAGGACATTGAAGACGAAGACAACGCTTACGCCGCATCCGTAGCGATTACGCCTGACGGGGGCATTCCGACCGTTCGCTTTGACGGTTCGCCTGCAACGGCAAAAGCGGTCCTGAGAAGCACTGAGCCGCAGAAAAACGTCAACGAGTGGGACGAGCTCAGTACCGTAGAGAAAGCGTGGAACTCCGTCACTGGTGGCGTTCACAACCTGCAAAAGTCCAACGCTGTTTCCGACATCATCGAAAAGAAGCAAGCGGCTGATGCCGGCTTGTCTGCGCTGTTCGGCTCGGACGACACGGACCTTGACGAAGAATCGATGGAAAAGTTTCGGGCTGCCTACGCAGACCCGACAGTCGGTAGGCAGTACAAGAAGCAGAAAGAAAAAGAGCTCGATGAGGCGATTTGGAGATACGCAGACCTTGTGCAGCAAGATTCGGATTATTTCGCTCCCACAGTCGTATCCGCCGCTTCCAAAGCAACCGAAGGCAAAGGCTTTTGGGAGTCAATTCCTGCGTGGTTTGCCGAAGTAAGCAAAGACCCCTTTGACTACGCGCTCTACATCGCAGGCTCTTCTGCCGGCGCAATCGCACCGTTCCTTGCCACCTCGATGGCAGGTGGCTTTGCGCTCAACGCCTTTAAACTCAACGCTGTCGCACGTGCAGTGCAGGCGGCCACAATGGGCGCAGGCTCGTATAACGTGGAATTCGGTAGTTACATTGAAAACTACCTTGCCGAGAAAGGCTACGACCTGAGCAATATCGAGTCAATCAAGAGCGCGCTCGACAAGGAAGATGTCAACGCCATCCGCGAAAAGGCGTTCCGTCGTGCAGCCGTTGTCGGTGCGTTCGATGCCATCTCTGCGTGGATAGCTCCCATCCGCTTGAACCCGAGCAACGCCCTGCGCACCTTGCGTCGCGGGGTAGCCGAAGGCGTGCAGGATGTGGCGCTTCCTGCCTCGCGCTTGCACCGTGTCGGTAAGGGTCTTGAAAACATGACGTTGCAGACAACGCTACAGGGCGTGATGGGTGGAGCCGGCGAAGCGTTCGGGCAACTGGTGAACGGCGAAAAGATTAATTGGGGCGAGGTGTTTGCCGAAGCCATCGGCGAATTCACGACCGCACCTGTGGAGGTGGTCGGTCTTGCGTACTCGGCCAATGCCAATTTCAACCGCGAGACAACCATCGCTCGTAACGCTCAAGAGATTAACAAGAATTTGCAAGACATCTCGAACGTTGTCACAGCGGTTGCAGCGAAGCTCCCTGACAACGGCTCGCTTCAGCAGTGGTGCGAAGCAGTCGGCAAGGACAAGACCTTGTTTGCGTTCGCGCAGGACGTTATCGATTCTGGAGCAATCGATAAGCTCAAGGAGGTCGCTCCGGCTCTTGCCCAACAAGTGATTGAGGCGGCCGAGAAGAAGTCCGATGTGAACGTGCCTGTGTCCGACATCCTGAAACTGTCGGCAACGGACGAAGCAACGGCTCGCAAACTCCTTAATGATGTGCGACTGACGGCTGACGGCATGAGTCCGAATCAGGCGGAGAAATTCCTCCAGGAAGGCAAGAAGGGCATCGTTGAGAAATTCCAAAAGATTGTTGACGATGCCAAACCCGACATTGAACTACGCAAGGCGATTAAGGTTGAAACCGACAAGATTGCGAACGAGCTTGTTTCTACCGGCACGACCAAGGACGTTGCGGACCTGCAGGTCCTTCCGTGGGCATCATGGCTTGCCGTGCGAGCCAAACAAACGGGGATGAAGCCGTCTGAGATCATGGAGAAGGTGCGGTTGCGGATTCAGGGAGAGCAGACAAACGAGGGGGCGCTCAACCAATCCGCGTCCACTGCTTTGCCGTCAGCCGCTGTGGTGAAGTCTGCGCTTTATCCGGATCCTTTGTTCGCTCATCTGTGGGCGGACTACAACGAAGCCAAGAAGAATCAGACTTGGTTTGCGACGGCCCTTGCGAAGATGCGCTCAATCCCCGGGCTCAAGGGGGCTACAAGAGGAATGCGCAATCCTGACAACATTGGAGAGAAGATTGTTCAGCGTATTGCGGAAAATCTTGTTTGGTTGTACGACAAAGTCCCGGAGAATTTGCGCCAGCGTTCTAAGCTTTGGTACGACGGAGGAAGAAAGGTGGCGGAAACATGGGCACAACGCTACGGCCTGCGAGCGAGACAGACTGCCGCCATCATTGCCATTTTCAGCCCACAGACAGGCTGGTTCGCCAACATGTCCATGGCGGAGCGCTTGCTTGATGTCTACTTTAGCGCGAGGCGACAGAAAGCCGACCAAGCAATGCTTGATTGGTTTGATACCGACCAGGGCAAGGGCTACAACAAGGCCGACATTGAGGGTAAGTCGCTTGAGGAACTGATTCAGGCAAACGACTTCAGGCGGGCGGCTATTTGGGTGCGTGCTTATGATAAGGCGCACAACTCTGAAGCTCGTCATGCTCTAAGCCCCGAAGGCGGTACGCTTGATATTGAAATGACCCCGACAGGGAGTGGGCCTGCCCGAACGTCATGCATGACAAACAAAAGCATTGAGACTGCGTTGTCAGTAATTGTCGACGGAAGCGTTGATAATATTTTCAAGCAAATTGGAAGCGACTTTAAGGTTCGGGATTTCTACAACAACATCTTCAATCCCGGCAATCAGAACGCAGTAACAATTGATACGCACGCCGTCGGTGCAGGTCTGCTTTCCGTTGTCAGCTCGAATGATTCTGTTGTTGAAGATAACTTCGGCAATCCCGGTAACGCCCCATCCGGACAGAAAGGAACGTATCCGATTTATTTTGAGGCCTATCGTAGGGCCGCGCAAAAGCTCGGAATTTTGCCTCGTGAGCTGCAGTCCATTACGTGGGAGGCTATACGAGCGCTATTTGATTCCTCAGAAAAGAGGAAGTTACGACCGCAGGTCGAGGCCATTTGGAAGAAGGTCGACAAAGGAGAAATTACGGCAGAGCAAGCACGAGAAGAAATCTTCGACCTAGCCGGAGGATTCAGCAAGACGGCATGGGAAGACACGAAATTCAACAATGAAATTACGCAGACCTATGACCGTAGCCACGTCAAGTTGTATGACGACATCGTGCAACCTAATCCCGAACCTGTCTTGACTATGGAGGTTGCGCCGAACCCCAACGACAAGCGAGCCGTGGCGCGATGGAATCAGTTAACAGAGGAAAGTAAACTCAGTGTTACCCGGGCGATTTTGCCTTGGGTTCTTGACAAAGTAGCACTGTTGACGAAAACTCATATTGACTTGCCTAAGCTACAACGTGGTGGTTATAAGGGAACGCCGAACTATTCGATGTGTTGCGAAGTCGAAGAAGGGGGAGACGTCCTTCAAGTAGCTCAAATTTTGGGCAAGGTCCTACGCCAAGAGTCGATTATGCTTGTCTCTGTCAAACAATCACAGGGAACAAGTGCAAGTAAGTTGATTCGCATCAAGTTGCCAGATGGCTACACAACAGAACAAATTGATAAACTTTACAGCGTAATCGATGGTATTCGTGACGCTCAAGGTAAGCGTTTGCTTGAAGGGCATTCGACCGTTAATGGGATTATGACCATTAGCGCAGACCCTGCAAAAATTGAGGAAATTGAATCCAGTCTTACAAGCGCATTAGCAGAATACGAAGACGATATTTCGTATGACGCTGATGACGGTTACGTAGGATTTATTGAACCATTAAAGGAAAACAAAAATGCCACTGCGCAAAATGACACCGGAGGAATCGGCACAGTTCAGGAAGGAACACCCACTTCGGTCTATGATAATCTTCGGAGCCAGACCGACGAAAAAGTCGCAGCCCTCGTCCGAAAAAAGCTCAAAGAACAACGGCAATCAAAAACCGTCCAACAGACCGGCAAAGTAAAACCAGATGCTAGCGCTCGTCCCCTCACGCAACGTGACGTAGCCCGAGCGCTCGAACAGCTCGGGTATCACGGCTCACCATATCATTTCGACCGCTTCACTCTCTCGCACATCGGCTCCGGCGAAGGCGCTCAGGCGCATGGCTGGGGGCTGTATTTTGCCTTGAGCAGAGCTGTCGCAGAAGGCTATCGGAAAAGACTTGAACTAAACGCTATACAAGAAAGGGAAATCACGTACAAAGGAAGACCTTTTTCTGAATTTAGGGAGGCTCTTGATCGTGAACTTCACGAACTGGCTGATGCGAAGTTAACGGTAGGCGAGCAATACGAACAACAGTATCTTCTGGAACAAAAGATTCGAGCAGTCTCGGCGTTTGTGGACGCAGGGGAAAACGGCGTATATAACAGCTACGCTTGTGGCGATATCACTCAAGATACCTACGAGTGGTTCACAAAAGAAATTCTTCCCGACATAGAAACCGAGGGACCGGGAAAAGTCTACACCGTCGAGATTCCCGATGACGATGTCCTCTTGCGCGAAGAGTTTTCGTTAAGTAGCCAACCGAAAAAAGTCCAAGATGCGCTAAAAAAGATTTTTGAGGAAAATACAACTTTTGCGCAAAAGGCCAAACTTTATCGCGAGCAATGGTACAAAGAAGCTATGGAGCAGATGGCTAACTACTCCTACGAGTTTTACATTCCTACTAATGTGTACTCTGCGATTGCCAAATTAGCAAAAGAGGAAGGGCCTCAAATCTTCACCGATGAGAAAAAAGTCCTTGAAAAGATTTCAGGGGAAATTGACAAAGCAGCAAAGGCGCGGTATCTAACCGACGAGGAAACCAAAGAATCCTACGATGAGATGGCAACAGAGGACAAAAAAGGAATTGACATTGCCCGCGAGGAGATAATCGAAGAGGGCGGACTCAATTCTGATGGATTGTTCTGGACGATTTTGCATGTTGCTAGACGGAATTATCCCTATCTTCTTAAGGGAGGATACGGGCCTAAATTTGAGATCACGGACAGCCTTAGTGGCTACCAACTCTACAAGTGGATTGCTAAATTTGCTGGAGGCGAGAAAGAAGCATCTATTTTACTTAGCAAGTACGGCATTAAGGGCATTCGTTATACCGGCTTACAAGACGGCGAATGCGCTGTCGTGTGGGATGAGGAATCCATCAAGATTCTGAATGCTCTGGAGCAAAGTATGCAGTCCGGTCCTCGCGGCACATACATGCCTCAGAACACGTCCGACACAAACTCAATGTCGGGCGTCATGACGCTCATGCAGACGCGCGACAAATCAACGTTCCTGCACGAATCGGCTCACGTCTGGCTTGATGCCGACACGATGCTTGCCAAGAACATTGCTGAAAAGGTTAAGTCAGGACAGGAGATTACCGACGGCGAGAAGGCTTTCCTTAAGAACCTAGGCGGATTCTTCCGTTGGGGGCAGAGCGAGGGCGTGATCGATTTAGGTGTAACGGACGACATTTCGACTGTGGCTGACGCTGTTATCAGGTGGTCGCAGATGACGACGAACGACCAGCGCATGATGCACGAACTTTTTGCCGAGGGATTTGAATCATACCTTCTGGAAGGCACTGCACCGAACCCTGAAATGAGGACCGTGTTCGGGCGATTCAAGAAGTGGCTCATGGACATCTACGCCAGTGCAACCAAACAGCCTCGCCCGATTAGTCGTGAAGTCCGCAAACTCTACGACCTGATGTTTGCCACACAGCAGCAGGCTCAGGACACAGAAACGCGCCTAGGCTTGCAAGCAATGTTTAAAGCGGCCGACGCGAAAAAGCTCGGCATGACGGACGCTGAGGTGCAGGCGTACGAAGAACTGCAAGAGCAAGCCACACTTGAAACCGAGGGTCTAGTTGCCAAAATGGTGCGCGGAACAATGCGCATTTTCGGAAAAGCGAGACAGGACGAAATCGCCCGAATCGAGAAGGACAAGGAAGCGATTGCCAAGAAGGAAGCTGAACTCCTTGAAGAGCCTCGCTACCGAGCCGTTGCTATGCTTAACGCACGTCAGACTGTGTTGGACATTCGCCAGATGCAGGGCTACGACACAGACACAATCGACGCGTTGGATGCCAAGGGCTGGATTAGCCATGACGGAGGCGTATCGCCTGATGTGCTTGCGAGCATGGCAGGCACAACAGATGCCGTAGGCTTAATCGGTGACATTCTGGATATCGATACGGTTGGTGACGCGCACGATGAGGCACTACGCATTCTTGCCTTTGAAGAGCGGAAAGAATTCGGCGATGAGGGCGTGTTTGATGAACTCCGTGCGAACCTTGCCGCCTACAACGACACGCGCTCTCGCTTGCTCACGGCTGAGTACAACGCCATTGCACGAATGCTTGGAAACCAGCAGATTCTGCGTTCGGCCGCGCGCGAGTACGCTATTGAGCAAATCGGCAACACGAAGATGTCCGACCTACATCCGTACACGTTCGTGCAAGCCGAACAGCGTTGCGCACGTGAAGCCGAAGAGGCACTGCGCAAGGGCGACTACGCAGCGTGCCTTGAGGCCAAGCGCGGGCAGGTATTAAATCACGAACTCGCACGTGCGGCACTGGAGGCTCAGGAACGCATGGACAAAGGCATCCGAGCCGTGCGCCGTGCGATGAAGAGCAAGACCATTCATCCGCAGTACAAACAGCTCATCGCTGCGCTCGTTAATGCCCATGCCATTTCCAACATGACGAAGGCAGAGCGCGAGGAGTTTGCCAAGGTTGAGGGAATGCCTCCCGAAAAGATAACCGAATTCCTCGCTAAATTGGAGGAAAACGGCACGCCTGTTGACGGAGTAGCCGAATTCTTGCAGACGCACGAACACGTGCAGGATATGACGGCTTACACGGCTGAGGACTTCTTCGGCGTGGTCAAGCAGGTTGCCACATTAGGGCGCAACGTACTTAATCAGAGCCTGACGGAGATTGCCGAAAGCGTCAAGGAAGTCGTGGCACTGGGCAAGGAAAAACTGAACGAAGCAGCTGATGTGCAAGGGCGCAAGGTTCTTAAGAATCAGCGCAGTCCGATGACGCGCAAGGAGCGTGCGCTCAATAGCGTTGCGCAATTTCTTCTTGGAAACGTCAAGATTCAGTCGTGGTGCAGAATCTTTGACCGGAACAAGGACGGCGGCTTCTTCTGGAATCTGTTCATCCGCTCTGCGAACGAACACGCCAATTTCGAAGCCGAGCAAAGAGCGCGTTGCTCTCAAGTCCTGCGCGAGAAATTACTGCCGGCATTCAAGAAGAGCCAGGACGAAGACCCGATTACGATTCCGGGATTTGACCGACCGTTCACGCACGGTATGCGCCTTGCTGTCGCACTCAACCTGGGCAACGAATCGAACAAACGGCGTTTGATTACGAACGACCCGCGCTTTACGACCGAGGCATTGCAAGCCATTATGGACTCGCTTACCGAGGCAGACTGGCGTGCGGTTGAGGCTGTGTGGCAGTTGTTCGAGTCCTTCAAGACTGCCATCGGCGAGAAGGAGCTGCGCGTCTATGGCGTTGAACCTGAATGGATCAAGTACGAGCCGTTCAAAGTCAAGACCAAAGAGGGCAAGACCATCACGGTTTCGGGTGGGTACTACCCTGTCAAGTACGACCCTGTGGCATCCAACAAGGTCGACAAGCGCACGGACGCTGAAGCGACTGAGCAAGATTTGCGCGGAGCGTACCAGTCCGCAACGACACGTTGCTCGTTCACGCAGAGCCGTGTCACAGGTGACGTGACGGATATGCCGCTACGACTGGACTTGACCGCTCTGTACGAGGGCTTGAATGACGTGATTCATGACCTGGCGTGGCACGAATGGCTGATTGATACCAAGCGAGTCCTTGACGGAGCAGGCGGTCCTGATTCAGGCTTGCGTGCTGCCATCAAGGAACGCTACGGCTACAACGTTGCCAAGGAGTTTGAGGAATGGCGCAAGGACATCGCTCTCGGCGGTCGGAGCGAGGGTAGCAGCGAAGCTCTGTCTTTCTGCCTGCGCAATGTCGGCATGGCGACAATGGGCTACTCGCTCACATCGGCAGCGGTTCAGCTTACCGGCGCAGGTTACGTGATTCCACGAACGGGCGTGAAGGCGTTCACTGTGGCGTTGGGTAAGTACCTTACAAGTCCGCTCAAGACGCGAAGGTTCGTCAACAGCCAATCGCAGGCAATGCTTCTTCGCGCTCAGACGCAATTTAAGGAATTGGCGCAGATTCGCAATCGTCTTGACCAAGGGAAGGGATTCAGGGCATGGATGGTGGACCACGCCTACTCAATGATGACATTTATGCAGGGCATCGTGGACAGCGTTTGCTGGCAGGCCGCATATGAGAAATTCTCACGTCAGGGCTACGAAGGGAAGGAGTTAACGGCTCTTTGTGACCAGACTGTTATCGACACGCAGTCGTCGGGCAATATCAGCGACTTGTCGCGTATCGAGCGAGACAAGCGTGGTCTTGCTCGAATGATGACAATGTTCTACTCGTGGATGAATGCTGCGCTCAACATGGTCGTGACGACAGGCATGAGTGAAGAGAACAAGGCGAAGAAGATTGCCTCTCTCTTTTGGATGTGTGCCGTGATGCCACTTATCGAGCAGACGTTCCGTGACTCGCTCGCCGCTAAGGGAGATGACGATGACGACGACGATGATGAGCTTGCCTGGATGCGCGAAGACCTAGGAACAATCGTTGAATTTAATCTAGGGTTGCTCCCTGTGACACGCGAATTTTCGACGGCTGCCGAGTCGTTAGTCAAGGGAGAGCCGGTGTTTGACTACAGAGGACCGGCAGGCTTGCGCTTGCTCTCCAACGTGGCAGGCGGGATTAAGACATTGGCCAACCCTGACGAACGGAAGATCGCGAGGGCTATCACGGACCTAGGCGGATCGCTCCTCGGTTTGCCGAGCGTACAAATCAATCGCACGGTCAAGGGCGTTCGCGCGATTAACTCCGGTCAAGCCGAAGGGGTCGATGCGATTAAAGCCCCGTTCTTCGGATTTAAGGGCAAAATAGACGACTAGTGCAGTTGTCACGGCTACGGTTTATCACAATCCTCGCATCACAGAGG